AGATGTCTTCTGCTATTCGTGTTCGCAAAAATTTACTTGGTGAATATACGCCTGAGATCCAGAAAAAATCACTAAGTGATTTACTCAGGGATTCCTATTTCTTAAAAATCAACTCGCGTCCTGTTTACCAGCGTCATATTCGATGGTCTCCTGCTGCTATGAATGATTTCATTGGTACTGTTATGAATAATGGACTTGTACCAGGCCTTATCATGTATCAACTCTCCCCTGATGAAAGATCGGGTAAAAATGAAGGTAAAACCTTTGAAATGGTTGATGGCCAACATCGTCTCTTCACTCTTAAGGCATTTATGGACTCTACCAGACAATCCTTACCTCATATCAAAAATCCATTTATTGTACATTGGAATTATGAGTTTGAGAATGAAAATGGTGAGATTCAGTCGTGTCAAGTCTTTTATAATGATTCTGAGGAAGTCAGAGAATGGTGTAAAGATAACAAAATTGTAAATTACCAATTCTTGACTGACGAAGAGAAAGAATATTTCGATACTTTTGGTATTAATCTTACGCTTATTCGTAGTAAGCTTACTCTCAACCAAAGAAGAGAAATATTCATGTCACTTCAGAAAGGTATTCCTGTAAGAAATTCCGACTTCCTCAAGAACAAAACTGACTGTAAATTGGTGGCATTCATGAGTGAGAATTGCTATGAAGAAATGATGACCAATACCTTCTTTGAGCACTGCTACAAAAAAGCTTCCAATTACTGGGTACATTGGGTATCTCGCTGCTTCTTCCTCTATAAACGATTTCACAAGATATGTAAGGATCCTAAATACAATGAAGTACCTATCTCTGAGATCTTCCTACTTGAAGATAAGCAAATCAAAAAACTCATTGAAGTTAATAGTCCCGAGTTCAACCCTCGTACTGATCAGGAAATCGGCTACATTCATGATTTTGATGATGTTTTCAGGGCCTTTATCGCCTTTCTTCAACAGATCAATGACGAATATTATAACCGTCTGAACCCTACTCAGATCTTTGCTTTGTTTTATGTTCTCTGTGATGATTCTAAGGATACCAGTATTATTCTATCTCATATTCCTTATTTATCCAGAGAAGGTCAAGCAAGAAATAAAAGATCATTATGGGAATCAAGAGATGAAAGAGGTCCTCGTCGTGAATACTTCAATAAATGCCTTGCCCAGCTCAATTCCATTACTGAACGTGCTTTGCCATTAGATGATCGTCAAATTTCTAAGGCACTTAGAAAGCTTGTTTGGCAGAAATGTGTGGATGGGCAATGTGAGATTTGTGAGGATGAAATCACTGAAAAAGAGTTTGAGACAGGACATATTGTTGCCAGAGCACTTGGTGGACAAACTGAAATCGAAAATCTAATCCCCATTTGCTTCGCATGTAATCGCGGTATGGGAACCAGGAACGCCTACGAGTACAAGAAGGATATGTATCCATATACAATGGAAGAATAAAAGGTAAGTTTAAAAGTAAAAGATAAAAAAAGAAAAATAAAAGAAAGAAAAATAAAAGAAAACTAAAAGTAGATATAGATTTTGTATATAAACTTGTAACTATTTAATTAAATGTTTAAAAATGATGTAAATAAAAACATCATTTTTTCATTTTCAACGATTTTTCCTTGTTTTTGAATTCGATTTTTTATTTTTTCGTGTTTTTTTATTTGTTTTTAAATTTTGATTGTTTTTATTAATTGGCTCATTTGTGGATTCTTTATTTCTCGCTGGAATTTTCTTCAATACAAATTCTGCCATACCATTTCCTCTAACCTTTGTATGACCATATTCTGGATATTTTTCCTCCAATTTTTTACAGGCCTCACGCATTGGTTTTAAACGCTCTTCAAATTTCCCTAACCCTCCTTCTTTACCATAATATTTGGTAGTAAATCCTATTTTATTAAAACGAATAACTATTCCATCATTTATAAAATATTTGATTGTTCTCTCCACATCTTCTTTTTGACCATTTTCTTTCGTGATGGTCAATTCTATATTCTTCAACTTTGGTCTATTAATTATTCCATAAAAAGCACCCACTATATATTTCAAATCAGTTGACATTTCCGTCTTTGTCTTACGAAAAAAGGGATTAAAAACAGCATATACTCCCCATATGAACGCATGATTTTTCTCACATTCATGAAATGCTTCTTTAAAAAAATAATCTAAATTATGACCTTTAAATCTTGGCGAGAGAGAAAGATCAATACTTTCTACATCATCATCAAAAAAAACTATATGTTTGTCTGTTGGCCATTGTTCCATAATAAATTGACGTTGTGGAACTAAACCTTTTTTCCCAATAACCAACTTATTATATAATGAATGATTTAATACTGATTTATATTTTTCATAATCTTCTTTATCGGCAACATATACATATATTTTTTTGGGATCTATTTTGTGTTTATGTAATGTAGCCAATGTTTTCTCATTACAAAAATTTGCTCTTTTATAACTTGGAATACATATGATATAATCTTTATTTGTCATATATATAAACTAAATATTGTTTTATTCTTTCTTTTTTAAATTTTTCATAGTTTTATTGTGTTTTTCCATGAATTTTCGTGTCTTTCCTTTTGTTTGATTCCATATACTTTTACGCAAATAACATACTATGGATAAGCGTTTAGCATCCGGTGTTTCTTTTTCAATTGGTAAATTACCATGTGGCTGATGAACATCCATATATAAAATATCAGTTGTTCTAACATCTATACCAATACCGTATTGTGGAAAACAGGTTTCCCCGCCTTTATATTTACCATCTTCTATTACTGCTAAATTTCCAAAACCCTCTTCATCATCTCCTTTGTCCGTATGAACAGTGGTCTGATAATTTACATTAGTAGTAATAGTTGTAAATGCTGTATCCGCGATACGAAATGGAGTCTTATTTGCTTTATTTTTTTGTTTTCCATAATTTTCCGGTATATATTCTTCATAATATTTGTCAATCTCTTTTATAAATGGGACTAATTTTTTGAATTTTTCTGGATATTCCTGTAAAAATCTTGTCTCTCTGACAGTTATTTTTGGTAAAGGCTTTCCCATTTTTTTGAACATAAATTTGTGTTGTGGGGACAACTTGTCAAAATAACCTATTATATTCGACATTATTTTTGGATTATCATATACATTTTTACTATTACTACCTGATGCTGAACCTCTATTTGATGTGGATTTAATAGCAAAATTTATCACATTATCATAGAATTGTTCTGTATTTGCTTTATTTAATTTATTTTTCCTGAAACGCGCCAATAATTTACCATCTTCGTTATAAATATCTGCGTCTTCATCTATAATTGTTTTGATATCAGAACTTTTTAGTTTCTTATTCATTACTTTTGATAATTTATTGTCGTCATAATCTTTCTTCACATAATAAATTGTTACATTTCCTTTTTTTTCTTTTTTTTCAATCATATATTTTATATATATTTTATTTTAAAATTGAAATACTTTTTCTCAAATATTTTACAGGTATAAAATATATAAGTGAAAAATGTCTTCTAATATAGATCCTGGGTTTTTTGAACCATTACCAGTTAAAGCAATATTTGTTAAAAAAAATAAGAATGGTAAAAATTCTATTTCCAATATATTGGGTAAGAGAAAATTAGTTGACGCATTTGGAGTGAAAATATACAATGAAGAAGAAAGATATGGTCAAGAAATACCAGTCGATTTCTTTCAAACAAATATTGGACAAGGGTGTTTATAAATAATAAAAAAATGAAATATATTTTTGAATACTTATGTAAAATATAAAAATGGGATCAGGAATTAGTCTTAATAATAAGCAAGCATTAGAAATATTAAAAGTTGAAATTAAACAAGCATCAATATATAAAAAACATTTCTTGGAAGGAGAAAAGAGAAAGTATGAAGAAATAATTGAATTTTTCAGAAATCATGACAAAAATACTTTTTCTAATAATAAAGAAATGATTGGATATAGAAATTGGCTTTATGATTGTGAATACGATAGATTACTTAAAAAATTATAAAAAATACAAAATAGAAAAAAATAAAAAATGAAAACAAAAATTTATAAGAATCGTTCTTTTATTCTTTATTTTTTATTTTTTTAATTTTTTAATTTTAAATTGATTGCGAAATGTTTGGAATATTACATTTATATTCATTGAATTATTATCTCATAGAAGATTATCTATTATGTCTTGTAATATTTGCTGCGATAACTATAATAAAAGTACTCGTACTAAGATTTGCTGTACTTATTGCGAGTTCGACGTATGTAGAACTTGTTGCGAAACATATATTTTGTCAGAATCCATTCCAAAATGTATGAATCCTGATTGTTCTAAGGAGTGGTCGAGAAAATTCTTAAGAGAAAATTTTACTTTTGTATTCTTGAATTCTAAATATAAGGAACATGTAGAGAATATTTTATTTGATCAAGAAAAAGCGTTAATGCCCTATACTCAGCCTCTTGTAGAAGAATTAATATATAAAAGAAATATTAAAAAACAAATAAAAGAAATTGATGACCTTATTAATAGTTTGGTTAAAGAAAGGAGAGCTTTAGAATATAAATTCAACTATGGTAGTAGTGTAAAAGCAGAAAAAGCTCGTTTTGTCCGTCAATGTCCTGCCAATGGATGTCGTGGATTTTTAAGTACTCAATGGAAATGCGGAATTTGTGAGCAATGGACATGCCCTGATTGTCATGAATTAAAAGGAGCGAATCGTGATGGGGAGCATACATGCGACCCTAATTCTGTTGAAACCGCGAAATTATTAGCAAAAGATTCGAAACCATGTCCTAAGTGTCAAAGCTTGATATTTAAAATAGACGGATGTGACCAAATTTGGTGTACACAATGTCATATTGCGTTTAGTTGGAAGACTGGCAAGTTCGAGACAAATATTCACAACCCCCATTATTATGAATGGCAGCGTAAAAATGGAGGAGTACAAAGAGATCCTAATGATATTCAATGTGGCAGAGAATTAAATCAATATACAGTAGACCTAATACAAAGATTAGCAAAAAACTTTCCCGATTTATTTAAGACTGAACTAAGGGAACAAATTACTTTTGGTAGAAAAGTAACAAGGGATATATTTATTTATCATGAATCTGTAAATCGAATTTGTAATATTATTAGAAATATTATTCATAATACTCGTGTTGAGTTACCTAATTTTCAAACTGATTATGTTGTAAGAAATCAAGATTTGCGTATTAGATATTTAGAAAATTTGGTTTCTGATAATGAATTCAAAATGTTGATTCAAAGGAATGATAAGAAAAATAAAAAAAATATTGAGATTTCTCAAGTTTTACAGCTTGCGAATACTACTGTTACTGATATTGTATATAGATTTATAGACCATTTGAAAAGTGTTAAAACTCATAATATTGATTCATTTATTGTAGAATTTAAAGAAATTATTCAATATTGTAACGATATTTTTAAGGATATTAGTTTTACTTATAACACTGTTCTATATGAATTTGGAGAAACTTTTAGTATGTTACGTGTAGAAAAAGAGAAGAAAATTAAAAAAAAATTTGTTAATGATGGAGATGATGAAGTTGATGGAGATGATGACGTTATTGATAATTTAGAAAAGGCAATTGATGCTATTAAGTAAAAAATATATACAAAAAGTAATTTTAGTAATTTGTAATACTTGGTGGGGGTTATTCATAAATTTTTATATCTTTTTCTATTTTTTTTATTTTTTTATCTAATGATGTCATTTTTTTTGAGGTTTCATTTATTTTTTCGAGTAATACTTCATCACAAAAACGTTCGTTTTTTGAAAATTTAAGAAAATCTATATATTCTTTGAAAGCTTCCATTTGTTTTTTTTGTTGTTCCAGTCTCTTTCTTTGATCATCTAATAATACTAACATAAATAAATTACAAATACCAATAATATAGATCATATTTTCATAGGATTTTAAATCAAATTTAATAATTTCTTTATATGCTTCGCTTAAAATAAATAAAGTAGTTTGAGAAGCAATATGTAACACATATATAGAAATATTTATAAAGTTTATAAAATTTGTATAAAGAGTTTCAAATTTTACAGTATTAATTGGTATAACCATGTTTGTTGTTGAAATGTAGTTTGGTAGCATTTTTGTATACTTAATTTTTAGTTGTTCAAATTTAATTTAATTTTATTTCAATTTTATTTTTACACTATTGAAGATTTTATACCTTGTAAAAATAGCACGATTTTTTTACACCTTTGGACATTAAAACCAGTGAAGATTTAAAATGATGTCCCATTTTTCATTACTTTGTGAAAATTATAAAAACTTCAAGGGTGTAAACTTGAACAAATCAATTCTATAACCCTAATCCTATGTCACTCTACAACCCTAACCCCATACTGTACAACTATTACAATACTACCACCGTGCCTGATATATATCCTACAATATCGACTGTTAATGAGTGTCGGGTTTTGACTATTTATGAGCAGCAGCAGGCAGCAGCAAGAAAAAAGGTATTGACCTTGAAAATGGTCTCACTTTTAAATTTTAATTAAATGTTACAATTACAAATTATTTATATATTTTTCCTACATTTATATGTTTTTCTTACCATGTTTCGTCTTCAGTTTCGTCTTCAGTTTCGTCTTTTTCGTCTTCAGTTTCGTCTTCAGTATCAGTCCAATCGGCCCAGCTTTTTTTGATGACAGGCTTAGTAGTAATCTTGATTACCGGCTTTTCTTCCATTTGTACCTTCGGTTTCGCAGCAATTTCTGCCCAACAGCAATTAGTATTGGACTCACATACTTCCATTGCTCGCAAAGAAGTCAATACAGGGTATTCTTCAACTTGAGCTTCTTCTTCTGAATCGCTATCTTCATTTAAAACAGCATATTTATTCGCTTGCTTCTTTTGTTCTGGCTGTTTTTTAGGAGGCTCTTGATAATATGAATTATTTATTCTCTCTTTTTTTTTGTTATTTTTTACTAAAACTTCACAAAACTTGGCAGTATGACCAAGCTTAAAACAATAACGGCATTCAGTATTTAATAAAGTAGGACAAGTAGTCTTGCCATTAAAGTCTTTCACCCAATGGTTCGTATACTCTTGCTCTGACTTACCCGAATCATGACACACTTTACAGTAAGGCTTCTTGGTTGACATTTTAATGATTAACTTGATAAATTTATTGTGATTTCATTTTTATCGAAAAAAAGTAATTCAATTTTTTTATTTTATGTGCTTAAAACTCATAACTAAAAATTTTATTTACCTATATTTTATTATAAATTTTCTACTTGATTTAATTATACATTTTTTTGTTTTAATATTTATGACTTGTTTAATAAAAAATTGAAAACTTTTTACATGACTAAATATATAGTAATAAAGTATTATCAAGTTTCAAATCAAAATATTGTGAAAATGTCTGCTCAAACTGATACCAATAGTGGACATTGTTTTCACACTAATTGTGGTTTCAATTGTACATATTGTCTCACAGAAATGGCTAACGAACCTGAAGAAGAATGTGCTCTAAACAGTTTCCGTTTATTCTGGAATAATGTGAATGGAGAAGATATGTTTCAAAAGTATTTAAATAAGAGCTCTATGGATCATAAACCCTATCAATTTGAAGGAGTTAAATGGTGTTTAAATAATGAGCTAAGTGTAAACGCGCCTTACAATGTACGTGGTGGATTTATCGCTGACGAAATGGGATTAGGCAAAACCATTCTTATGATTGGATTAATGTACTGCAATTTTCTTCCACACACACTTATTATTTTGCCCCAAATATTGATAAGCCAATGGTATGAGCAAATCTACCGAACAACAGGACACAAGGCTCTACTATATCACGGAATAAATAAAAAGAATATTACTTTTGAACAACTCAATTCTGCGTGTATAGTGATAGCATCATATGGAGATATTACTCTTCCCAAAAATATTATTAATAATGAGGAAAATCCAGTGATTGACCAAAATAATTTGACCATGCTGCATAAAATAACATGGAACCGTATTATATTTGATGAAGCTCATCATCTTAGAAACAAAAAAACCTGTCGTTATAAGAGTGCAATATTATTAAGTTCCAATATTCGTTGGCTTGTATCAGGCACCCCTATACAAAATGATATAGAAGACTTTCTTAATTTATGTCGATTTATTCGATTACCGTCAGTTTTAATTCTTGTCCATAGGAAATTAGCACATTATTTCATATTGAAGCGAACCAAAACGCAAGTTGGCATTGAAATGCCTGGACTTCATATTGAAAAAAACATTGTTAAATGGGGATCACAAGCAGAAATGTTATTATCAAAAGAACTTCATACCTATCTATCTTTCAGTAAATGTGAGCAAAATGAAGATGAGCAAAATATAGATGATACAGAGGTTCCCAAAAAAAAAGGTAAATCTCTTATCTATTTATTGAGAGCCAAACAAAGCTGCGTGTATCCTAAATTATTGACTAAACATATTGATGAATTGCGTCGAACTGGCATTCTGAAAAATTACAATTTGTATAAAGAAGCATTTAATTATAGCAGTAAATTAGATGCTGTTGTCAATATGATTCTTCAACGTAAGGACAATAATTGCGGTAAATTGATATTCTGTCATTTTATCGATGAAATCGACGAAATTGCAACCAGATTACGTAACGGAGGAATGAATAATGTAGAAACTTTTGATGGGAGAACACGTAATTCAAAACGATATTCAATCCTCAATGAATATAATGACGCGCTTGTAATACAAATTCAAACAGGATGTGAGGGATTAAATTTGCAAAAATATTATAGTGAAATATACTTCATTTCACCAAATTGGAACCCTACTGTAGAAGACCAAGCTATTACTAGATGTTATAGAATTGGTCAGACTAAACCTGTTCATGTATTTTATTTTGAGATGTGTTCCTTTAAATATGATAACGAAGAGTATGATTATATTGGTCATGATATTAATGATGAAATTAATGATGATATAGATGAAGACGTTGCTGATGATGATACAGTGATATTACAATATGAAGATACTATTGAAGAAGATACTATTGAAGAAGATAATAAAGAAACTATTACCATTGATAAACATATCACTAATATTCAAGAAAATAAACGTATGAAAGCTGATATGATTGAATTAAAGATTTATTGATCAACATAATAATGTATATAATACTTAATAACATAATAAATTAAATTGAAATAGAATCTATATGACAATAAAAATTGTCAATAGAAGCTATAACAATTTTTTTATGGAAGAATAGCAAATTTAATGATATTACACATAGCTGGTTATTTTGACATTATAAACGCCAAATAAAAATAAATATAGTGTTGTAAAAAATGATTGGTCGTTTGACCAATTATTTTTTATAATATTTTTTATTAATTAATATTCTTCATAACCCCAAATATCATATTGACGAGGTCTAAATTTTGATCTTTGTCTATAATATTCTGGAATACATTCTAATTTATATTGTTCCCTACACCATTCTACATAATCCATATAGTAAATATGATACGCAAAATTATATAGAGCGGTTTGAAATGTGTTCCTTTGTTCATGATGAAGAAGATGTTACCACTAAGACTATTGATAAATATGTTAATGATGTTCAAGAATGTAAGAGTATTGTAGCCAGTGAATTTATAATTCAATAAAAAATGTAACTAATTTAATTTATACACCTTTTCACATTTCCTAAGGCACTGCGTTTCGCAAATGCCGATTATAAAATTTTAGTTAATTACTAAATAAACTTATAAAATTGAAAATTGAAATCTATTTACCTAATACATATCATTTCAATTTAATAAAATGACTGTATATGAAAAGAATTTATCTGAACCTTGGTTTTCTTTAATTAAATTAAAGAATAAAAGTGTAGAAGGAAGATTAAATAAAGGCGATTTCGCAAATATGGCAGTTGGAGATTTTATTATATTTACTAATAATGAATTGGGTTTTGAGAGAAAGTTTACAGTAGAGATTTACAAAATTAATTGTTTTGAAAATTTCCAAGAATATTTAGAAAATGAGACATTAGAAAGGTGTCTACCTGGTATAGATAATATGGAAGATGGATTGAATGTTTATTATAAATATTATACAAAAGAGGATGAAATCAAATATAAAATTAAAGCATTTACATTTGAGAAAAAATAAAAATAAATATAGTATTGTAAAAAATGATTGGTCGTTTGACCTTTCTTTTTTATAATATTTTTTATTAATTAATATTCTTCATAACCCCAAATATCATATTGATGAGGTCTAAATTTTGATCTTTGTCTATAATATTCTGGAATACATTCTAATTTGTATTGTCCCCTACACCATTCTACATAATCCATATAATAACCATGATACGCAAAATTATATGATTTCATTCTAATATTATAATTAATTAATGCTTGCATTCTCAATTCTTCTTGTTCTTTTAAATAATTATCTCTTGACGAAATTAATCCCATTTTTTGGTTATATATTCATTTAATTCGCGAATAAGTGTTTCAATTTTTTTAAATTGTTTCAATATATTATTTTTTAAATAACTTAAAGGGCACCTAAATTTTATATAGAAAAGTATTTTAACTTTCTGAAAATGGACAAAAAAAATGTCCAAAATCGGAATGTCAAAAATGTCCTTACTGACAAAAAAATCCGCTTACCATATTTTAAGTTTATGGTGTCAAATGAAACCAAACATTTTTATTTTCTTATTGTAATTTTTTTGTAAAAAACTTAAAAATATTTTCTCAATGGAAACTTTAGGAAAAGAGCAAAAAGAGCAAAAAGAGCAAAAAGAGCAAAAAGAGTATTTTTGTGAAAAATGTAACTTTAAATGTAGTAAAAAATTTAATTGGAGTAGACATATAACGACATCTAAACATAAAGAGGAAGTATTTGGAAAAGAGCCAAAAGAGCCAAAAGAGAAAAAGGAGCAAATTCACACATGTACGTGTGGAAAAACGTATATCAATGCGTCTGGTTTATGGAAACACAAAAAGGTGTGCAAATTTGACGAAATAAATATAAGTAATACAACAAATAATGATAAATTAATAGAGTTCCTTATGAAAGAAAATAAGGAAATCAAAGAATTAATTTTAGAAATAGTCAAAAACGGCACTCATAATACTACTAATAATAACACTAATACTCACACTAATTCTCATAACAAAGCATTCAACCTTAACTTCTTTTTAAATGAAACATGTAAAAATGCCATGAATATAACCGATTTTGTAGATTCCATTAAATTACAGCTTAGCGATTTAATGGATGTAGGTGAAATTGGTTATGTAGAAGGTATTTCCAAAATAATAGTGAAAAACTTAAATAGTTTGGATGAAACTGTAAGACCAATACATTGTACAGACAAAAAAAGGGAAACAATGTATGTGAAAGACCAAGGTGAATGGGAAAAAGAAGATGAAAAGAAAACCAAATTAACTAAAGCAGTTAAGACAATTGCCAATAAAAACATAAGATTACTTCCACAGTTTCGAGAGAAATATCCAGAATATAATAAGTCTACTACAAAAATGTCAGATACGTATGATAAGATAGTAATAGAATCAATGACAACAGACGATGATAAGAATGAAAAAATTATAAAAAATATTTCTAAGGCTACTATTATTAAGGAGAAGTGATGCTTGTTACACTGGTGTATCAATATTATGGCGAATATGAATCAACCTCCATATATCTATCTATTCTCACCAAATTTGTATATAAATTATCTTCTTCATGTAGTATACATTTGCCGCCTTTATCTTTCCAAGATTTTAACACCGATAATCTATCATCTATAAGAATCGAACAACCAATACAGTATTTTGCCTTATCCTTTGTTAAGCAAGTAATAACATTAATCTCTGGACCTAATTCTCTCTGGCACCATCTTATCTTTTGTTCAGAAGCAGTAGGACATCCTGGAGGAACCCCCGTTAATATAATAGGATGATATTCTTTGATTCGTTCCCATAATTCCTTTCCTTTTGGCATCCAAGGCAGGTTTTCAAAAAATGTACTCGATTTATTTATTACACTCCATAAGGTTGCTTGTTTTATATCACATATATTTTTATTAAATTTTTGTTCTACACCTTTTTCAAAATCAGCAAGTACACCATCTAAATCACAAAATAACAAATTTTTTGTCATGATATTGTTTTGTAATCTTTTACTTAATATTTCTCTCAATTCTTTAGTTCCATCATTAATATCAGAACCATTCCCCATAAAATAATCATGTCCTTTTGGCCAATGAACATTATTTTGTCTTATATCCCATAATAAAGCATAATTGGGACAGCGACCATTTTCTGTATGATCTTCATCACTTATATTCGTAATTGAATAACTTCGTGTAATTCTTAATGAATTCATTCTTGTCTTTGTTTATTTGGAGAGAAAAAAATAAAGTTTTCAATTTTATAATAAAATTGAAAAATAATTTACATTTCAACCAACTGATTAAACTTTATAAGATGATCTATACATTAATTTTAACAGCTATTAATTTATTTGCGAACACCCAAATTTCTATAAATATTTTTGGAAATGATATTGAACAGGGATTAGAAGATGATATAGACTTTGATATTATTATTCCAGACTGCTATTCTAAGCAAGAAGACTTGGATTTATTAGTATAAGAGAAATATTTGAGAGAAAAATTTGTCATAAATTGAACCCGCTTTAGAGCAGCAGCAGTCAGCAGGCAATTTTGCCGCTATTTTGTTTTAAATTTATCTATAAAATTTAAGGGATAGAATATTACAATATTGCGTAAAATCACGAAAATTGAAAATAGAAAAGTATTTTAACTTTCTGAAAATGGACAAAAAAAATGTCCAAAATCGGAATGTCAAAAATGTCCTTACTGACAAAAAAATCCGCTTACCATATTTTTATGTTATGGTCTCAAATTAAACCAACCAATTTTATTTTCTTATTGTAATTTTTTTTATATTTTTTTGCGGAAAAGGATTTAGGAGATTTTCGTTTCCTATTATATAGGAGAATGGAACTAAATTTGTCCTCAAAAATCCCACAAAAATATTCTTGTGAATATTGTAACTATTTTACATGTTATTCTAAAGACTATAAAAAACATTTGCTTACTAAAAAACACAAGGAACGAAATGGAAATATACAGGAAATAACAAAAGTCCTAATTTGTAATAATTGTGAAAAAGAATTCAAAACTAATGCTGGGTTATGGAAACATAAACAAAAATGTAATCAACAACAAAAGGAAACCGATGAACCATCCGATAAAGATTTGATTTTTAAAATACTTAAACAAAATTCAGAGCTTATTAAAGAGAATTCTGAATTAAGAAAAGAGCAAACTGACATTAAAGAATTAATTTTAAAATTTAAAGGATAGAATATTACAATATTGGGCAAAATCACGAATTTTGAAAATATAAAAGTATTTTAACTTTTTAAAAATGGACAAAAAAAATGTCCAAAATCGGAAAGTAAAAAATGTCCTTACTGACCAAAAAATCCGCTTACCATATTTTTACTTTATGGTCTCAAATTAATCCAACTATTTTTATTTTCTTATTGTATTTTTTTTTGTTAAAAAACTTAAAAATATATTCTGTTGTTAATTTATGACAACGGATGACAACGCTAATTTAGCAAAATTTAGTAAATCATTTAATTGTGAAATTTGTAATTATATTACATCACGAAAATATAATTTAAATGTTCATTTACAAAGCGAACGACATAAAAACAACGCTAACAACAACGATAACAACGGCATTTTAGCAAAAACTATCAAAAAATATCAGTGTCAAAATTGTAGCAAAATATTTAATGATAGAGCTGGATTATGGAGACATAACAAAAAGTGCAATCAAAAACAACAAAATGAAACCAAACAAGAAACAACTAAAAATGAAATCAATTTTGATAAAGAACTCATTATGATGCTAATTAAACAAAATGCTGAATTAATGGAAATAGTCAAAAATGGCACTCATAATACTACTAATAATTCGCATAATACCAATTCTCATAACAAGGCATTTAATCTCAACTTCTTCTTAAATGAAACCTGTAAAAATGCCATGAATATTACCGATTTTGTAGATTCTATTAAACTACAATTGACTGATTTGATGGACGTTGGAGAGCTTGGATATGTAGAGGGAATTTCCAAAATAATAGTAAAAAACTTAAATAACTTAGATGAAACCATAAGACCAATACATTGTACAGACAAAAAGAGGGAAACAATGTATGTGAAAGACCAAGGCGAATGGGAAAAAGAAGATGAAAAGAAAACCAAGTTAACTAAGGCTGTTAAGACTATAGCCAATAAAAATATAAGATTACTACCACAGTTTCGAGAGAAATATCCAGAATATAACAAGTCTTCTTCAAAAACATCCGATACTTATGATAAGATAGTGATAGAATCTATGACGTCAGATGATGATAAAAATGAAAAAATAATTACAAATATTTCTAAAGCTACTGTTATTAAGGATAAATAAATATTCAATGTAGTGGTCAATGTAGTGGTCACAATATAAAGAATAATATCACGCTCAATTTTGTTGTAAATTTGCTATCAAAATTGTGTCATAAATTCAACCCTACATATTTGTAGTGGAATAGAGCAGCAGCAGGCAGCTGCTAATATTAACAGTTATTGAATCTATCACCCGTCACCAAAATAAAGATTATCAAATTATAAAAATATTTCTACTTTATAATAAAAATTGGAGAGAAAAAATAAAAACTGTTATAAACAGTCTTTATTTTTATTTTTATTTATTTTTATTTATTTTTATTTATTTTTATTTATTTTTATTTATTTTTGTTTATTTTTATTTATTTTTATTTATTTTTTACTTACCGACGAGTACAATTCACACCACGGTGACCAGTTCTACCACACTTATAACATATAGGTGGTCTTGTAGCTTTTGGGTCATACCAAAAGCTGTTTATTGGTTGGCAAATTAAGTCTTTGTTAAACATCTTATATTATTGTTAGTTACCCTTTCTAAGTTGATGTAAAAGTATTTCAATTTTATTTTTTTTACTCTATCTAATTATTAACTGGAAATTTATAATTTCTTTAATATATATTATTTTTAAATTACTTAAATGGTTTACTAATTTACATCAATTTTATGGTAAAATAACTAAGACATAGAAATCCACAATATTACAAAAATAATGAAAACTGAAAAATGAAAAGTATTTTAACTTTCTGAAAATGGACAAAAAAATGTCCAAAATCGAAAAGCCAAAAATGTCCTTACTGACAAAAAAATCCGCTTACCATATTTTTACTTTATGGTCTCAAATTAATCCAACTATTTTTATTTTCTTATTGTAATTTTTTTGTAAAAAACTTAAAAATAACTTCTCAATGGAAATAAATGGCAACATTTAGCAACATTTTAGTGGCAAATAATGGCGTTAGTGGCAATGATAAATATTTTTGTGTTCATTGTGATTATAAATGCTTTAAAAAATATAATTGGGATAAACATATAATAACAGGAAAACATATTAAGGCAACGACTGACAACAATTCAGCAACAGAAAAATGGCAAAAATGGCAGATTATACAATGTGAAAATTGCGGCAAAGAATATAATGATAGATCTGGATTATGGAGACATAAAAAAAAATGTAGTCTACATCAACAAAAGGAAACAGATGAACCTACTGACAAAGATCTTATTTTAAAAATACTTAAACAAAATTCAGAGCTTATCAAAGAGAATTCTGAATTAAGAAAAGAGCAAACTGACATTAAAGAATTAATTTTAGAAATAGTCAAAAATGGCACTCATAATACTACTAATAATAACACTAATACTCACACCAATTCTCATAACAAAGCATTCAACCTCAATTTCTTCTTAAATGAAACCTGTAAAAATGCAATGAATATTACCGATTTTGTTGATTCCATTAAATTACAGCTGAGCGATTTGATGGACGTTGGAGAGCTTGGTTATGTAGAAGGTATTTCCAAAATAATAGTGAAAAACTTAAATAACTTAGATGAAACTATCAGACCCATACATTGTACAGACAAAAAGAGGGAAACAATGTATGTGAAAGACCAAGGTGAATGGGAAAAAGAAGATGAAAAGAAAACCAAGTTAACTAAAGCTGTTAAGAATATAGCAAATAAAAATATAAGATTACTTCCACAGTTTCGAGAGAAATATCCTGACTATAATAATTCTTCCGCTAAGATATCAGATAAATATGAAAAAACAGTTATTGAATCTATGACTTCTGACCAAGATAAAGATGACAAAATTATTACAAATATTTCTAAAGTTACTGTTATTAAGGATAAATAAATATTCAATGTAGTGGTCAATGTAGTGATCACAATATAAAGAATAATACCTCGCTCAATTTTGACATAAATTTGCTGTCAAAATTGTGTCAATTATTTAACCCTGTATATATGTAGCAGACAGAGCAGCAGGCAGCAGGCAATTTTGTCATAATATTGCCTCAATTTTGTTTTAAATTTGTTTTAAATTTGTCTATAACAATTTAAGGGATATAATATTACAATATTGAGTAAAATCACGAAAATTGAAAATAGAAAAGTATTTTAACTTTCTGAAAATGGACAAAAAAAATGTCCAAAAATGACTTGTCAAAAATGTCCTTACTGACAAAAAAATCCGCTTACCATATTTTTTATTTATGGTTTCAAACTAAACCAACCATTTTTATTTTCTTATTGTATTTTTTTTGTTAAAAAACTTAAAAATATATTCTGCTGTTAATTTATGGTTACTTTAGGGGACAATATTCAGCCAAAAATTCAGCCAAGATTTTATTGTGAATTTTGTGATTATGGCACATGTAAAAAAACCAACTACGATACACATATTATGAGCACTAAACACAAAAGGGTTACGTCTGGTTACTACGAGGGACAATATTCAGCCAAAAATCAGCCAAAAATCAGCCAACAATATGAAAATAATATATATATATGTTCTTGTGGAAAACAATATAAACATAGACAAGGTTTATGGAGACATAAAAAAGAATGTATAAAAATTGAAGAAAAAGAACAAGATGAATCCAAACAAGAAACAACTAAAAATGAAATCAATTTTGATAAAGAACTCATTATGATGTTAATTAAACAAAATGCTGAATTAATGGAGATAGTCAAAAATGGCACTCATAATACTACTAATAATAATACTAATACTCACACCAATTCTCATAACAAAGCATTTAATCTCAACTTCTTCTTAAATGAAACCTGTAAAAATGCTATGAATATTACCGATTTTGTAGATTCCATTAAATTACAGTTGAGCGATTTGATGGACGTTGGAGAGCTTGGTTATGTAGAAGGTATTTCCAAAATAATAGTAAAAAACTTAAATAACTTAGATGAAACTATCAGACCAATACATTGTACAGACAAAAAGAGGGAAACCATGTATGTGAAAGACCAAGGCGAATGGGAAAAAGAAGATGAAAAGAAAACCAAGTTAACTAAGGTTGTTAAGACTATAGCCAATAAAAATATAAGATTACTTCCACAGTTTCGAGAGAAATATCCAGAATATAACAAGTATTCTTCAAAAACATCAGACACTTATGATAAGATAGTAATAGAAGTCATGATGTCAGATGATCATAAGAATGAAAAAATAATTACAAATATTTCTAAAGCTACTATTATTAAGGATTCAATGTAGTAAAGAACAATATCGGCCTCAATTTTGACATGAATTTGCTGTCAAAATTGTGTCAATTATTTAACCATGTATATATGTAGCAGACAGAGCAGCAGGCAGCAGCTAATATAGAGGCCTAAATCAGTTGTGCGTTTGATAGAGGACAATGTAGGGACCGATGTAGAGACCAATGTAGGGACCAATGTAGAGGACAATACGCGCCATTAATTTGCTTCCCGTTAGGGATTTGCTGCCCAATTTGGGCCGACTTTTTTACCCTACATCTATGTAGTGGATCAGCAGCAGGCAGCAGTGAAAAAAGGTATTGACCAAGTGGTCTCACTTTTTAAATTTTAATTAAATATTACAGTTTACAAATATCGAATTTTTATGGGTTTTTTCTATTTTTTTACCTTATTACATATCATAATCTTCCTCTTCTTCTTCATCATCATCTTTTTCTTCATTGAAATCGATCTTGTTAGACGTATCGTTCCACTTTCCGACAACTACTTGCTCGCCATTCTTGGTGTATTCGTTGTAGTCGTAGATGATACCTGTCTTCTTTGACTTCAAATACTTCTTGCCTTCGTATTCGATTTTCTTGACAACATCTTGCTCTTCATCTTGCTCTTCGACTACAGCTTTATTCGCTTCACTTTTCTTGGATTCACTTTTCTTGGCTTCACTTTTCTTGGATTCACTTTTCTTGGCTTCTTCTTTTTCCTTCTTGGCCTCTTCAATAGCTGCTTTCTTGGCTGCTTTCGCATCTTCTTCTGCCTTCTTTTTTGCTTCGCGTTCAAGGCGACCTGCTTCTTTTTTGGCTTCTTTTTCCGCTTTTGCCTTTTCTGCTTCCAATTTCTTCGCTTCTTTTTCCTCTTCTGATTTTACTTTCTTTACTTTTGGAGAAGACACCTTTACTAACTCTGACGGCTCCATTTCTTCTTCCTCATTTGCTTGAGCAATTAAACTCGCAAACAAGTCTTCCTCGTCGCCTTCTATTTCTATTACTTTCTTGGATTTCTTTGGACGACCCTTTGACCCTTTCTCTTTTACTTCTTTCTTAATACTTGGACGACCACGCTTCACACCATCTTCTACTGCTACAAAATGCTCTGGATTTATTTTTATATTTAACTTACCTGCTTCTTCCATCACTTGTTCTTCAGTCAACTTGTATTTCTTCATTACTTTTGTGTAGGATACTGGCTTACGACCTTTTGGATCTACGAAATCAAAGATACCCACTGCTTGACGGTCTTGAATAGTACCGTATTCTGGAACTTCACACCCTGTCTTTTGTAGGATAGTAGCACAACTCTTACAGAATTTTGCTTCTCCTTTCCGGACACCCGTACATTGAGTATAAAGACCATTATTTTGACGCAACGCAAAGCAGCATTGTTCATTTAATTCGCCGTTGTAAGGTAGGGGAAACGCCGCCTTTGGAGCTTCCGCTTTTACTGGCTTGTTCTTTACGCTCTTTGACACTCCTTTACTTTCCATCTTCATATCGTTTAGATTCAACCACAGTAACGCTTCTTCACCGTCAAAATCATATCTTAACGCGCATTCCATGATACAACGACGAACCAGTTCTTGTGACACGTTTACCAATTGATTTGACAATTGCTCTGATACATAAATATTTGCTTTAAATCCTGACATCTTTAACTTTTAACTTTATTACTTTATTACTTATTTGTCTTTCATCTATTATTATAAAAGTATTTCAATTTTTTTTATTTTTACCCTATTTCACTCTTTACTCAAAATTTATTTTTTATGAGATTTTATGAAAAAAAATTGAAATTTAAAATTTATTATATTAATGTCTGCTAATAAAAATCTAATTTTTGAAAAACTCGCATTTACGTATTGCTCTAAATATTAAGCTCGGGAATACTAAAATTTTCTCCATTCTTAACATATTTAGCAATTATTTTAGGGTTCATTTGGTTTTTAATGATATCAGAAGTGTCATAAACATTATTAGATTTATCAATATAATAAACAATACCTTGAATATCCTGTGCCCAAACTTCTACTTTTTGGGTATTTATTTTTTTTGCGTCATTCTGGGCATCAAGAATTCCGTGCGGAGTGCCCTTCATATGTGTTCCACAATATT